CATTATCCATATGCCACTCATAAAATCCACCATTTGAATATTCTGTATATTGTGCAAGTTCAGTTAATTGCATATCTTCAAATCCAAAATGATTTGCATTTGTTTTTTTCATAAAATCTTCTATCACATAATACATAGGTGGCAAACTATCAAAAGGTATCCAAGAAATATGACTTAATCTTTTATCTTCAACAACACCTTCTTTACCACCTACACTACCCATTTTTGGTGGCATTGAACGACCTAAATTTATTATATCTTGACACCGTTCAGGAGTAAAAATAGGAATGGTGGTTTCTGCAACATAAGATTTCCACCTTGGTTCAGTTATAACTCTAGGTTTATTATAATACTTATTTTCTATAGTCATTATTTAACTCCTGTGCTTTGTATTCTGCTATAATCAACATCACAGTTTGCAGCCAATGTTCTTCTTGTTTCATTTGTTTCATTAAATGGATAAACACAATGTCTCATATCATAAGGAAAAACATAAAAATCTCCTACTTTCATTTCAGGTTCATAATCTACTTTAGCAAACTGTCCAGATGATGAACCAAAAAGTTGTAGTTTTCCATTCGTTGGAAAATCTTCTCTTGAATATTCTTTACCATAGGTACTAGGTAATTTTAACACTAAAACACTAGATAGGCCTGTAGATAGATTACCCTTATGCACATGAGCAGGATTATATTCATACTCTTTCATTTCATTTATCCAAATAGAATCAATATTAATTGTGTGATAAACAATTTTATTATAAGTTAAATAATGTAAAAAAATATGTTCAAACCATTGATACACTTCTTTAGTTAAAAAATTATGTTTTTTAACATCTTTATCATCTCTACTATAAAAAAGAGAATGTTCGTTTTTTATTTTTCCTATTAGGTGGTTATTTGCTTTAGGTAACTTTTTTAAATAAGCTTCATAAATTACATTAATTGTTCTAAAAATATCATAGGGAACTTGATATTTTAAAATAGATTGACCTAAATGTATCGGTTGAAATTTCATAACAAAAATAAAAAACTAAAAACTATTTTTCACTATCATTTTTTTCATGATTTAATATTTCTTTTTCTTCATTAGATAATAATTCACCAGATTTTTTAATTCTTTGTAATGATTGTAATTGTCCTATTACATTAAATTTATCAATATCTGATGAGCTTTCATTTAAATGTTTTAATTTTTCTGCATATTGCATACCATAAGATTCTAATTGATGTTTATTAACATCTTGTGTATCAAATGAACCATCATCAAATTCTTTTTTAAGTTTAGACCACATTTTAAGTTCTCTCATTCTATGATGAGCTTGTCTTTCCATGGACGCCTTGCCATAACGACATTCATCTAAATCAATTTCAAGATTAACTTTTTTATGTCTATCTTCTTCTGTTTTTATTTGTTCTTCTAATTCATTAATTTTTGCTTGATTTCTTCTATATTCAAAAGACAAAATCATAAGATTATCTAGATAACTTGATTGTTCTCTAACACATTGCCAGTATTTTGCAGCTTTAGTGGGATAACGATTGTCTTGAAGAACAGAAAATCTTGCTTCTGTTTCTGTACGAAACATTTGTTTTTTATTCCAAGTATCTCTTAACTCGGAAGTCATCATTTTAAATTCTTTTAAATCTTCTATTTCTAAAAGATTATTTAAATTTTCACTTTCTTTTTCAATAAGGCTTTTTAGATTTTCTTTTTTCACATCAAACTCCTATAATGTAAATTCTATAATTATATTTATATCTAAATTAGGTCGATAATTTTGATTCTGCACTAATTGTATCAGATACAACACACTCCTCTGTGGCTGCAAATCCAAGACCAAAACCACCAGCAATAAAACTTGATGAACTGGCCGCACCTGCACTATTTCCTCTATATCTCGCTCTATTCATCGGATTAGATTCAGACCAAGATGTACCATCAAAATGTTCAACACCATCAATTATATTACTAGCATTAGTTGGCGCACCTGGAAATGTAAGTCCCCCCAATGCAATTGCATCCGTAGAACTTCCTGCACCTGCAAGATAAGCACGTTTAGTGGCTAAATCATTAACTTCTGTCCAAGATGAACCATTCCATGATTCAGTATTAGTATAGTGTGCTATTGGTGGATTAAATAATCCTCCAAATGCTAAAGAAGCTGTTTGTGTACCACAACCGCCAAGAAAAGACCTAACTGTGTTTAAATCACCAACTTCTGTCCAAGATGAACCATTCCATGATTCAGTTAATCCTACATAATCTGGACTAGCTGGAGGGCTTTGACCTCCAAAAATTATTCCTGCTGTTGTTGTTCCAGAATTAGAGGATGAATGTCCCTGTCTTACTGCATTTAAATCAGCGACTTCAGTCCAAGATGAACCATTCCATGATTCATTAAGTGCAACACCTGGGGCACCTCCTACAGAAAGTGCAGCTGTTGAAGTTCCTATTCCTGTATTAAAATTAGCTGTGGTGTTTAAATCAGAAACTTCAGTCCAAGATGTACCGTCATAAACTTCGGCATTACCAACTTTGACTGCTGGAAAACTTTGTACAAGTCCTCCGGCAAGAAGACCAGCCGTGTTTGTTCCAGCTGCAGCTCCACTCCACCTAGCAGTATTTAAATCTCCGCCTGATACAAAAACTCTTTTTGAAGTTCCTGTTTTATACTTTATTTTTTCTTCTGTACTATTATACCAAACTTGACCGGTAGTCTTGCCAGTATTATCAGAGGATGTTCTTATTCCTATAGGTTTTATGTCCTCATAATTTGCCATTTAGTTACTCCTCTAATGTAATATCAGCAGGTCTAGGTCCAAGTCTCTCAATTTTTTCTTCTGAAGTTTCACCCTCTACATTATCACCATCCCAACTTGTTTGTTCAGTAGTAACCTCAGTATTTACAATTGATTGAGCTTCATCTTTTGTTTTTACAACACCTAAAACTTTGTTTATCCAAAGATTAGCATGTTTATTGTGTGCTGGAACTCTCCAAACATTTCCGGGAAATCCTCTAATAGTAAATTTAGAAGAATCTTCAAATTCTATGAATCCTTTTCCCCAATTTTCTGCCACACAATATTGATAAGTTTTTGCCATATGTGTTCTCCTTTATTCTTCTGTTGATTGTATTATATTTTCGCCATTATCTGATAAAAATTCTTCTGCAAAAGGTGTAACCATCAGGCCAGATAAAGTAGGGTTACTAGGGTAGTAATTACCAAAATTTGCCCATGAAGCAGATGTTGTGCCACATGCTGAACCTCCAGGTGGACCTACGGTACCTATACTTAGTCCAGCAACAGTAGTCCAAGCTGTACCATTATATTGTTCAACATCAGATGAACGTCCAGCTGGAGTAGCACCAGCACCAACTGCTAAAGCAGCTGTTAGCACTCCTGAACCTGTTCCTCCGCCTCTGCCGTAGTTAAGGTCGCCACCTGCACTAAAACTAGTTCCATTATATTCATTTGTTTCTACTTGTCTACTTGAACCACCCCAAGCTAAAGCTGCTGTTGTATCTCCAACACATGTTGTTGTGCCAGATACTAAATTAGGACCATTTGTCCAACTTGAACCATTCCAAAATTCTGTTCGAGTTGGAGGACTGGCTTGACCTGTAATCAAAGCTGCTGTTGATGTGCCAGCACCACTTGTTCCTCGGGATCCTCTAGAATTATTGGTATCACCAACTTCAGTCCAAGATGTTCCGTTCCAAGATTCATTTAATACTACGGCAGCAACAGGTCCCTGGCCATTAATTCCTAAAGCTGCTGTTGATGTACCAGCACCTTTCATCTCATACCTTGATGAGTTTAAGTCATTGACTTCAGCCCAAGATGAACCATTCCATGATTCAGTAACGGTATAAATTTCAGGACCAGGGTCAAACCCTCCAAAACATATCATTGATGTATGTTCACCAACAGTTTCAGTACCCTCTCTACCTATACTTATTGGTGTTTGTGTAGCCCAAGCACCTGAACCGGTTGCAGCTTTAAATTTTAATTCTTCTAAATCACTTCTATACCATATTTCACCATTTCCTGGACTTCCTGGGTCAGATGTAACTGATTTTATTTTTGTTCCAACTATGTCGTTTTTGTAATCTACCATAACACTATTTATTAAGCCTCACCTATAGATTCTACTCCAGTTCCTTTAGTAAATTCTTCTGTAGCTTCCATACTTCCAGGACGCCAACCACCTGCCACCCAAGCACCTGATGTAGGAGCTCCAGGTGAAGAACCACCTATATATCTGCCAAGAGACATGTTATTAACTTCTGTCCAAGATGAACCATTCCATTCTTCAGTCTCTCCTGTTTGCATAGTTGAAATATTACTAGGAAATCCTCCCATAAGTACAGAAGATGTTGATGTACCTGAAGCACCGCCAGCGTTTCTTGCTCTATTTAAATCAGCAACCTCTGTCCATGATGAACCATTCCATAATTCATTTTTTGTTAATTCAGTACCACTAGCGTCATCCCCACCAAATGCAAGTGCAGCTGTTGTTGTTCCTGTGCATCCACATCTTTCTACTACTGCATTTAAATCAGCGACTTCTGTCCATGCTGAACCATTCCATGATTCGTTTACTCCTCTGGCAGCTCCTGATGGAGATTCTCCTCCAAATGCTAAAGTAGCTGTTTGTGTACCAGCGCCATGCGCTTTTCTAGCTTCATTTAAATCAGCGACTTCTGTCCATGCTGAACCATTCCATGATTCATTATTTCCCAATCTATTTGAACCATCAAAACCACCAAAAGCAAGTGCAGCTGTTTGCAATCCACTGCCACCAAGTGCGTCTCTTGCTTTATTTAAATCAGCAACTTCTGTCCAAGATGTACCGTTATATGATTCATTTAAAGCAGAATATGCTGGAGAACCTGTTGGTATATTACCACCAAAAAAAAGAGCTGCTGTTACAGTTCCTGCACCCCCATGCACAATTCTTCTTCCTGTGTTTAAATCTCCGCCTGTAGCCCAAACACCAGGACCTGGTGGGGTATTGTATCTTAGTTTATCTGCTGTTGAGTTAAACCAAACTTCGCCGTCGGTTGGATTTGCTGGATTAGATGACTTTACTCTTACTCCAAGACCACCTAATACATCTTCTATGTAATCTACCATGAGTTATTGCCTTTATACTGTTTTGATTAACCATCCTTTTGTACTATCAACATATACTAAAGTATTACCTGCACTTTCTAGTGATACTGTCATATTAGAAGCGTCTCCTTCAATATTTTCACTATTTCTATTTACAGTTAAATTGTTAGTATCAAATGTTTTTCCGTAATCTTTAAATGCAACCTCATCGCCTATAGAAGGTGAAGCAGGTAAAGTCATAGTTACAGCACCTGATGATGTGTCTATGAAATATCCTTCACCAGCTGCAGCTGTAAAATCTGATGTTTTTACTGCTTGCCAATCTGTGCCACCGCCACCGCCAATAGCACCCCATTCAGTACCATTGTATCCCTCAAAACCTGATGTGGATGTGTTGAATCTAAACATACCAGTGGCTGGAGTTCCATCTCTATCTCCTGTTGAACCTGTTGGAACTTTTATAGACTGAGTGCTAATAACAACTCTATCAGTTCCGCCTACTTTAAAATCTATCTGGTCATCTGTGTCAGCAGTAATAGATGTATCACCATCTACATCTAGAACAAATTCTGAGCCGTTTACATCAAAGACCGAAACATTATCTACTTCCCATGCCTTAGCAGTTAGTATATCACTAGCTGCAGCTCCAGAAGTTAGTACGATACTTGTTGTATTAGTAGCAGTATAATCTGAATCATCAAGTAATACACCGTTTAAGAATACATCTAATTTTTCAGCTGCATATGAAAGTGTATTCGTATTATCATCAGCACCACTAAATGTTGTTTGTCCTGATGTTGCTGTATAGATGTAGTCTATGTAAGCAGCTGTACTTGATTTAGAAATTGTTACTGTGCCACTTGTAATAGCAGTTGAAATACCTGTACCACCAGCAAATTTTAATGTTTCAGTTCCTAAAGTAATAACTTCAGATGTTGATGAATCATCTACAATTGTTAAATCAGATGAAGCAGCCGCTGTTGTTACACCTGTAATACGACCTTGAGCGTCTACTGATATAATAGGTATTGCACTACTAGAACCATAATCACCGGCACTAACTGCTGTATCATCTAAGTTAATAGTTACTGTATCACCAGAAATTGATGATGTTGTTCCTGTACCACCTGATATTTTTAATGTATCTGTGCCTAATGAAACTGTTGTACTAGTTGATGAATCATCTACTATTGTTAAATCTGAAGATACACTTGCTGTTGAAGCAGAAGTTATTTGTCCTTGAGCATTTATTGCTATTACAGGAATTGCCGTAGCAGAACCATAAGTTGCAGCCGAGACACCTGTATTTGATAAATTAAATGTAACTGTATCGCCTGATATAGCAGAAGCGATACCTGTGCCACCTGATAACTTTAGACTATCAGTTGCAAGTGTGATATCTACTGAAGTTGAAGAATCATCAACGATAGTTAGAGGTGTTGCGTTGTACCTAGTTCTAAAAGTTTCTAAAGTATCAGTAGTTGCGACTGGTGTAAATGCCATTATTCTTTCTCTCTAAGTAATTTTTTAATTTCAAATAATTCTTGCTTAAGACTATTTATCTCTTTTATAGCGTCAGTTAGTGAATCTCTTTGCATTTCTCTTGATTTTGCTCTTCTCATATATTCTTGATAGTCTGCCTTATTAGTATTTATAACTGCCTTAGAAATACTATCTCTAACTAAACCTACATGACCTTGTACTTTTAATCTTGCCATTATAGTGCTAATGCAATACCTCTCATGTCTTTAATTCTTGGTGGATATGCCTGATTACTACCTTTCATAACTATCTTAATTTGAAAAGCGTCAAATCCTGTTAGACCACTTGCCGTATATTTGTATTCACTAAATGTAAAGTCATTTGAAGCAGGTGTTACTGAAGTGTCTTCTTCACCTGCCGTATTGAAAGGTGTCCAAGATATGTCTCTCACATTTCTAACTTCAGCAGATGTTGTTGTTCTAAAGTAAACTTCTATTGATGAAGTAGACCTAACATTTGCTGATAATCTAATATCTAAAGCAGTTGATGTGTTATCCAATACTACAGGTCTTGTTACATACATAGCGTCTGAAGTTGAGCCTTCATTAGTTGTGTCTGCAACAAAATCTGGATGATTAGATGATGTATGTTCATTAAATCTATTACTAATTGCAAATATACTCATTCTTTGTGTATCAATAACTGGTGATAAGTTTGCATTATCAGATGTTAAAGTACATTTAATCAATAGTGATTTTGCGCCAGACATTTCGTTTGTTTCGTTTATTTGACTTGCAATAACTTTAGGTGTTGTAAAGTAAACATTATCGTTTGCAATAAAACTAATAGCGTCTGTTGCTGATGTTCTACTAAATGATGTTTCACTACCATTGATAGAAGTACCTGATGTAGGTCTAATAGTGTATGACAATGATGTTCCTGGAACAGTCATTGTTTGTAAATTCACATTAAATGCCTCATAAGCTTTGTTTTGAGTTGCTACAACACTTGAACCACCAGCGTCTCCTGTTGATGTAGCAGATGTACTATCAGTTGTAGTAATATCGTAACTATCTAAAGTTACATTTGATATTGATGTATGAGTTGCATTTATAGTTGAAGCTGGTATACCATTACATGCACTTGCACCACTAATTGTTACATTGTTTGTAGTAGCATGCATACCATGGTTTTTGTGGAACACTCTAAATGTTTGTGAACCACTTGTTGTTCTAATTGGGTTTGAACCTAATGTTCTTGTATCTACACTATCATTTGCAAGTGTAACTGTTGAAGTTTGATTTGTTGTAAATACTGCCTTCTTCATAGTAAACTTCAAGTCTTCATTTTGGTCAGCAGTATATGTTGAACCATTTTGTGATTTAAATAATACACCAGCATATGGTTGTCTTGATACAGTTCTTGTTCCATCTAATGTTTCTTGACCCATTCTACTTCCATAAACTTGATATGTATTACACATTGCCATGACAACAAAACAATACTCTTTATTTTCTTCTAAGTAAACTGGTGAATCAAAAGTAAATGTTGTAGCAGTTGTACCATCAGTACTTACATTTACTGAAGATGGATTTAATGATTTAATACTGAAAGGAACAATTTTGGGTGCTGGATAACCATTTACCATTTCTTGTATTTGTATTGATACAGGAATATTATCATCTTTTGAACCAAAGAATAAATCTACTGATGTTAAGAATACACCACCAACATCATCTACTAAGAATGATTGTGCAAGTGGGTCAACCCAACCTACAAATCTTCTTGTCTCTCTAGTTGATGTTCTTGTAATTTGTCTATCATCTGCAACACTTTCTCTTACGATACTAAATTCTCTTGTTGAGCCTTCACTATCTAAAATACCTCTTGCGATATAATCGCCTTCAGCAGCTGTTTCTACATCTTCTAATACTCTACTATCAGTTGATGATGAAGTTAATCTAAATACTCTACGACCTGAACGCCATCTTGGATTTGAATCTACTGTTGGGTCAGGTATTGCAAAAGTACCTGATACAGCACCATTTGAATCTGTTACTAAGTTACCACCTAATGCACCACCTGTTGGTGTAATGTAAGATGATATGTCTACATTATCAAAGAACGGAAATACTCTTGTATTAGGTTTTAATCTTGTTGCACTAAATGAAATACTTCTGTTTCTGATAAATGGTAGTATGTTCATACTAACTACTCTGTCGCCAAGTTCTTCTCTCATCTCAGCACTAACAAGTCTAGTTCTTACACCAGTTCTGTTTTGTAATACTTGTGTGTTAGTTGTAATTGTATCAACACTAAACTGTCTTCTACCTCTTCTTTCCCTTCTTCCTGCTCTTCTATTAACATCTGTTGGTGTTCCTGTCCAGAAGTCTTGCCATTGATTCCACACAGTACCAAAAGGATTATCTAAAACATTAGAACCAGATATGTTTGCAGCCAATGTGTCAAACTGCCCTGTCTCATTACTAATTATTTCAGGTAATCTTTCTGTTTCAAACCATTCATCACCTTGTGGTGTTAATGCAACAAATCCTGTCCATGTAAATATATCAAATGGATTTACAGGTATTAATTTAGTTGCAAATGGTTGAGTAATCTGTGCTGTTTCAGTATATGGCAATGTTAATAAATCACCTGTCTTCTGATAATTTGTATCTGCTCTATCAGCGTCTACAATTGCTGTATCATCATCATCTCTTTCTATTAATGTTATTGCCTCTGTATGATGAGTTGGTCTTAATTCACCTCTTGCAAAGTCCATAGAACATTTATAATCAACATCTCCAACATTACCTATTGAATGACCTGCAAAGTTATCTACAACAAAACCATTTTTAAATCTATCAAATCCTTCAGCGTCTTGTATTTGTAATGATTGAGCAGCCTGTTCTAATAAACTTAGTTGTGTATAATACTCAACATTTTCAATTCGTTTTTCTAATTTACCAATATCTCTCATGGTAAATCTTCTATTGTCAATTCTTGTTATATTGACTTCTTCTGGTGACAAAGTAAATGAAGGTATAAACAATGTATACAAGTGAGTTGCATTTTCTAAGTCTTCTGGTTTTTGTGGTTCTAAATCAGAAGTACCTTGCACCACTTTAAATGAACCTTCTTTATCTAAGAAAATTTTATCTATTCTATTTAAATAAAATTCATGGTCAGTTGTAACATCAGCACCAAATTTTGCCACATCTATAACACTTGCACCTGAACCACTAAATTGTCTGTCTTGTCCATCACCTGCATTGATAGTTGTAGCGTCATCTACTCTTGGTCTAAAGTCTAAACAATCTCTAAGTTCAAATTTTTCACCTGTTGTATCTGATGAATAACTAGGTATAGCAGAATAATCTACAACACCCTCATATGAATCAACATCAAAGAAATCGCCTGCACCGTGTGAGAAGAAACTAAATGTAATTAATAATCTACCTGTTGGTTGTGATTTACCAGGTTTAAGTTTTAATCTTCCTACATCATAGAAATTATCTCTTTGTCCTGTATCTAATTCGTATCTATCAGTTACTTCTGTATCACTTGTTGTTGCATTAGTGCTAAAGTCAGCAGCCATATGAACACTTGCAATTTCAAATACATCTGCCTTGCCTATGTTTACACCACCTCTAGCAGTTGCAAGTGCCTCTGTTGTAATTTGTTTTGTTTGAGCAGTATTTAAAGTTTTTGTTTTCGCTGATACTGTACTTCTTGTTATTGTTGCAAGTATTTTTACAACATGAGAAGCAAAGTTTGCCCCAAAGTCAAGTTTTAAAGTTGTGGTAGATGGTGCCGAAAATATAACATCACCTTCGTGATTATTTCCTGTGATACTTAATACATCACCAGCGGCACCTGAACCACCTGAACCTAATGATACAATTGAAATTATGAAATCGTTTTCCGCAACACCACTAAATGTTTCGTTAGATGAACAAGTGATTGTAATATCACCATCTGCTGATAAAGTACCTGTAAATTGTCTTCTAACTTTTAATGAAGTATCTACAACACCAGAGTTAGCAGTTGTTTTTAATGTCTTAGTAGTCTCATGAGGCAATTTCATTATCGCAATATTTTTATTTGCACCTTGAAGTTTTGCTCTTGTTCTAGTTACAATACCTTTTGTTGTAACATCTGAACCACCGACATTAGCAGAAAGTTCTAATTGTGTATCTGATATAATTAAATCTACAACAGCAGTTGTATCTGTACCAGCGTCATCTATAAATGATATACTATCACCTATTTTTAATTCACTTGTAAATTTAGTTCCGAAACCTTGTACTGCATTACTAGAGTTTGCAACAGTAATTGTTCCTGTTAGTGTTAATACATCACCATCTGCGACAGTTCTAACTGTATCAGCAGTATAAGTTGGTGAACCTGCCATAGAAATTTGTTTAACAGCAGAGAAGTCAAAAGTTTCTACACCTTTAAATCCAAAAGCGTCTGATTGAATAGCACCTGAATTACCAGAAGTACCACCAGTTAATGTTTCGCCAGCAGAAAATACTCCTTGCACATCTGATACAACACAAACTGTATGTTGAACATTACCAGAAATAGTTGTACTACCTAATGCATATGTGTCTGTGCCATCATACAATTGAAAAGTTGTTGATGTTGTATCTCTAACTGTAAATACTTTTGATGTAACAACAGAAGAATCATTAGCAATTAATGAGCCAGAAAATAATACTTGCATACCATCTTCTAATCCGTGAGCCGCACTTGTTGTAACAACACCGGCATTAGTTGCACTTGAAATAGTTGCCGAGTGATTTACACTTGCACTTTCAACAACAGCAGTTGCACCTGAAGTTCCACCTGTTACTACTTCACCTGTTGTATATGATACATTTTCCGCAACATGTAAATGAGTTAGCATGACTGTATCCATTAAGAAGTGTTTATAAGTTGCACTTGTTAATGAACCACTTGACATAATATCAGATGTATCTGTACCTGATTTATATTCAAAACCTCTAGATTTTGCACGACCAATTTGTTTAACAGATGAATTACCTGCCGTTAATATTGTGCCTCTTGAATCTGTATCTGCCTTGTGTAATAATACTTGTTTAAATGCCTCTGTTGTAGTTCCTGAAGATACTAAACCAACATCAGGTGAACCATGAACATTATTTACAATAACATGATTGTCTACATCAAATCTAGTTGGGAATGCATTATTAGTATCAAAGTCTCTTGCCTTATCAACATCTAGAAATGTTGTTCCTATATTTTCTAATTCATATCCTTTAACATATGCTTTACCAGGTCCAATACCTACTGCAAGTTTTGTAGTTGAAGCAGTTCCACCTTGTGAAGTTGTAGCACCATCAGAATAGATACCTCTGTTATTACTTGATAATACTGATTCTCTAATATCAATATCTAATCCTCTTACAACATAATCGCCAGATTCATCATAAGTTCTTCTAGCAAGATTATCTTCAATAATGTTATATGGCGTTGTTCTAACTTGGTTTTGAATTTTACCTGCACTCAGTCTTAATAATTCTATGAAGTTTTGGTCATCAGTACTTGTTAGCGCTTTCTTAGCAAGTGTTAATGCAATTTTAAATCTGTGGGCACCAGGTGCATTGACATTTGATGAACCTGTTGCATTGTCATTTAGTGATGAATCATCATTAGCAGTTACATAACTTTCTGTAAAAGTTAATCCTACTCTATATGAAGGTGTATTTGTATATTTGTCTAAAATTATTACTTGATTAGATACATCAACATGAAATCCGTTTATGTAATAAGTACCTGCTTGTATTTCAGCAGCTGAACCTGTATGTGTAGTTGTTACTACTGCTGATATAGCAGTTGAAGTAGCGTCTACTCCAGATATTGTTTCTCCATCTGTAAATACTGTAGAAGTATTATTAGTACCTGTTTTTAAATATTTTACATAAAGAGTATCTGGGTCAGTACCATCAGTAGCGTCTGTATTAACAACAATTGCCTGAACACCTGATGTAGCACCTGTTAAAACAGCACCCTCAAAAGTTGATAGTGTTGATGTGCCTGTAAATGAAGTTAATTTTATAGAATAATAATTTAAGTCATAACTGATTTCGCCAGGTATAACCATTGCACCATGTTCAAAGATATGGTCAGATAGTTGTTCTATTTGATTCTGTAGAATCGTTTGTGATTGTGTCAGTTCCCTCGCCTGAACAGCAAATGCTGGTCTAAATAATATTCTATGAAAATTTTTAGATTTACTAAAATCATCATAGTAAGGCGAGAGATTAAAGTCTGTTGGACTTGGCATAAATTATCTCTCTCTAAAATTCAACAATTAATTTTATATTCTCTGTCTGGTCGGACGCCCTTGTTATTGGCGACCTATTTTCTTGATAAAGAACATCTGTATCTGAATCTATTTCACCAGAATTGTAACCACTTGTAAATGTAATATTGTCTACAGTTTGTGTTGATGTATCTGGTGTACCAGCTGCACTAGAATCCTGACCTGTAATTGCATTTGCACCACTAAAAGCAGTTAAGTTGCCATTACTGTCTACGCCTTCATCATTAAATCTTGTTTGTATATAGTAAAGTATTTTATTTGTAGAATCATATTCTACTACTTTACCAACAGCACCTGTACTTGCCTGATTGATTTCTTCATCTACTGTAAATGAACCAGGTGTACCTGATAGTTTAACTGCCTTTGTGCCTCTTAAAGTTGTTGCACTAGCAGCTGAACCGCCTGTTGTTGGGTCTAATAATAATCCGACCCTTCTAAAATCATTTTGAGTTGTAAAGTCTCCAGAGTTTGAAGATTCATCTCCTGTAAAGTCTGTGTTCATCATTACATAATGCCCACCTAATTCTTCTACTGCATTTGCCCCATGACCACCTTTTGGTGGAATGATTACATCTAATTCTGCGCCTGATAAACTTGTTGCACCAGCAGCTACTATGTCTGCATTTCTAACATATGCAAAAGTATAACCTGTACCAGCAGTTGTAACGGTAACTGCTGTAACAGCACCACCTGCTACGGTGACTGAACATTCACCAGAAGAACCATCTCCTCGTATTGCAACACCTGTATGTGTGCCGTTTGCACCACCAGAACCAGCAGTTTTAATTAATACTGTGTCTATTGCACCATCAACAGCAGCTGATGATACAGTTGAATCTGTTGATACATGCATAAAATCTGTTGATAAAAAGTTTGTTTGTTCTGAAGCAGTTAATGTATACATGTATTTCCATTTATAAGAATCACCAGTTGTCAATATTGATGTTGATGTTCCTGTTGGTTCTACTGTTGAAGCAGAATTACCATTGTTGCCTAGACATTTATATACATTATTGTCTGAAGATAAAACATAAAATGTAGCGTCATTTAAATTAGTTGCACCACTATTTGCCGTTATAGTGGTTGAAGATGACCCCTTTTCATATTGACCGTAATCGTGTCTGTATATATCATAAGTTGTACCTGTAGTCCAATTTCTTCTAGGTATTACTCTTGATACATCAGAAGTTGTAATTCGTTTTGCAGCTATGACATCATCAAAAAAGTAAAATTCATCTGATACTGAATCTACTGGTGTTAATGGTGAAGTGTCTGTGCCTTCATATTGTGTTCTACTGTCGCCTGCTGTTGAAGTAGCAAATGCTTGTGGGCGACCAATTGCCAAATAATAGATATTTGGACTTGTCTCTGAAAAAGATTCCACAAAATTACTTGCATTGTGTAATCTAAATTTGTTTGTTATAATTGCCGGCATATTTTTATCCTCAAACTCTAAATGTTACTATTATTTATACAAGATTAATTATAGTTTATCCTAATTTCTGTAGGAAAAGTAATATTAGTTCTTAATCTAGGATGTTCATAATCTCCTATTAGAATTTCTTCACCATCTATACTTGTATTTTTTGTTCCCTGTACACCATGAGTACGGAGCATTTCACTTATCTCTCCTATTGTCATTTCTTGTATATATGTAGTTTCTGTACTGTCATTACCCACAGCACCTGTTTGTGGATTTGAGCCACCACTAAACATATACCAATGTCTATTAAAGTTTCTAAATCTATTTCCTAAAGCAGCCCCATTAAGTAAATTAGTAGCACTTCTATGCGATAAATCATATCTTTCTTTTAATTGATATTTTAGTGCATAATCTCTTGTTAAAGTAACATCTCTAGTGTTTGCTGTAAAGTGTTCACTTGTACTATCATCTAAATCAACCCCAACACCGATATGTGAATTACTTCTTAGTGTTGTGCCATCATCTGCTGTACCTAATCTACGACCAAGTATTGTAGAGAATAGAGTATTGATAATTAATGCAAGTCCAGCGTGTTCAATGCCAGATACAACACCTTCAACAGGTGATTGCATTTTAGCATTTAGTGATGTCTCAATATTTACTTGACCTGTTACATAAAACCCTGTTGGGTGAATTGTATCTTTAAATGATTTCCGCCAGTCTACAATTGCACGACCTACTTTTATAACATATGAAAAATCTTGATAGTATAAACTATCTTGTATTCTCATTGTAGATTCAGATACTTGTCCATCTTCATTTAAATATACACCGTCAGTATCAATAACAGCACCCACAGTTGTAGAAGCAGTAGCAGTATCAACCACTCTGATTGTTCCAGTTTCAGTTGATGTGCCACCGGTAATTGTAACTCTAGTATCAAAAACACCTGAAGGACTTGAAACTTCCATAAGACCTCTAGATGAATCCCATGCAACAACAGTTGCTGTTACAGTTGTCGAACCATCAGTTCCTAATGCACTAACAGTTTCACCTACTGTAAAGTTTCCTGAAGCACCTGTTACGATTAATTGAGTTGGTAAAGTTAATGTAGGTGGTGAAGGACTATCTTCATAATCTTTTCCATATTCTACTATTTTTAATTTTAATACTCTTCCTATTTCTGAACCATAAGGAAATAGTGTTGCACCACTACCACTTGTACTTGTGATTGTGGTTGTAGGTAGAGTACTCATACCATACCCACCATTTATAATTCTTACATCTGTAATATCATTACTTCCTGTTCCTGATTCTTGAACAAATTTATCTCCTGAATAATGGTCTCCTATTTGAGTAGCATCCTCTAAAACAATATGGTCAAAAGTTTCCATATTATATTCTGATATATCTCCGTCTTCAGGTGCAATACCACCATTTACAACAGAAACTTTTGCTGAAGCAGAACCACCTGTATCAAAAGTAAAGTTTACAGTATCACCTATTTCATAATTAGTTCCACCACTTCCAACAAATATATCTGTTAGTGGTCCTAAACCTACTTCATCTATTTGAATACTTGCACCACTTCCACCTGTGTTTGAAATAGAAACTGAATCATCTGTTGAATAATTTGCACCATCATTTGATATTGTTAAAACTGATGGCACAGATGTTACTGTTAATTTAATATAGGTATCTGATATGTTTGTTTTTGTTCCTTGTATAATTTCATCTGTAACAAAAGTTCCGGTTATAGAATCTTCATTTAATATAAATTCAACAGTATTTACACCACCTATATTAAATGTGTTTATAGTTTCTACAATGGCAGTTGCCTCTGATGTAACTCCTGTAATTGTTCTACCTATTAAATCTGTTGGTTCTCCTACACTAGGTATTGCTCTTAATATTTTTTTACTATCAAACTTTCCGTCTGATACTCTAAGCATGTTTTCTCTAGGATAAATTGTTTCTGAATTTTCATTAAACAACATTTTAAAAAATACTTGATTTGCTTTTGCTGTACCTTTTGCAAGATATAGTGAACGAATATTCTTTATTAAATTTCTTTTGTTAATGTTATCATCTAGATTTTCTGGCAAAGTTGCCATAAACTCTGCTCTCATTTTAGTTAAGAAATTAGATAAAACTTTATCTGGGTCTCTGAAATTTGTAAGTTGTTGAATATTTTGAACAGGGTTAGGTCTGTAATTATCTAAAGTTGCACTTGCACCTGATGTACCACCTGTTATAGTTTCACCATCTTTAAATTTATCTTGTGCTGATATAAAAAGTTTACCATCACCTAAATCTTCTACAAGAACAGTTGCTGTTGCACCCGATGTAGCACCGGTAATAGTTTCACCATTTTCAAATTTTCCAAAAGATGATGATTCTTGTAATACTTTGTCACCAGCTCCTTCTTGTGTATTACCTGATGAAATTCTATTAGCGTCTAATAATAAAACACTCGCATGTAAATCTGTTTCACTTTCTAATTGTATACCATCAGTTGTCTCAACACTTGTAACAGAAATTTCTGCTGATTCCATGAATGTATAATATTGTTTTATAAATTCTAAGAATCTTGGATGGTCATTTAAAACAAAATCAGGTGCCTGATGTTTTACCTTTGATGATATTTTTTTATTGAATGTTGCCATTAGTAACTAGATGTTGTTGTATAAGTTGTTCCACCATCTGATGTACCAGTTGCAAAAGAATCTGTTTCTACCACTACACTTGAATTTGCAACATCTATTTCTAAAATTTGGTCTCTAACAGGTATAATATCATTTGACCTTGGTGTTACAGTTAATTCAATAACAGTTGAAGCACTACCTCTAATATTTGAAATAGAAGCAATGTTTAATGATGTTAAAGTAATTTGACCTGTTGTATAATTAATTGTTCCTTGTGTATTGTTTTGATAAGTTCTAACACCACTTACTAAGTAATACATTCTGACATTACCTTCACCATCATCATTTAAAAACATTTCATTATCATTGCCTTGTATTTTAAATCCTGTTGATGATAAAATACCACCAGCAGTAGCGTCATGACCTGAATGAGGATTGTATAATGCATTTCTAAAATATATATTATATGTTATTGCACTACCTGTTGTAGGTGTAAAATCTTTTCTAATTTTTACAGTTGTTATATTAGATAATATAGATGTATCTGTGTCATCTATATCTTGTACTAATTGTGAGTATCTAAATAGACCTTCAAATTTTTGCAAATTAGATAATGAATAATTTCTTATAGAAGTTATTACATTTGACCTTAAAGTATCACTAGATTTAGTTGTTGCATTTTCATTATACTTAACATTTGATGTTAAAAGTATAGATGTTGTTTCTGGCGTTACAATTACAGGCGTTACACTTGCAACATTATATTTTTTTAAATTGTTTACAATACTTAATTTAGTTGCCTCTGTTAAAGTTGAACCTGATTTTGGTACAACGCCAATATAAACTGTACCATAAACAGGTGTCTCAGCATCCTCTCCACCATATGCACTTATTGATTCTGCATTGGGATAAAATGTTTGTGTTAAAGTTTCATAATCTTTAACTGTAACTGCTCTGTTTTGTGATTGAAAACTTAAAGGTGCATTAAATCTTATTGAGTTGTTTGATTGTGCAATACTACCACCTTGTGCAACAGATTTAGTTGTAATACTAACATCTGTAAATCCTCCTACTGTACCACCTAAATTGAAGGATGAAGCACCATTAGCTGCATCCTTATTTGTTACAATATATTCTAGTGTTACAATATTTCCGTCTGTTAATGCTTTACCTAAAATACCATCACCAAAATAAACTTCAAATCTACCATCACCTTGTTCTTGTAAGAAATAAACTTTTGATGTGCCATTTATTTCTGTTAGTGTTTGTGATTTAGTATATGTGTTAGTTGTAGTATCACTAGATGAATTTTGTACTTTTACTTTTAGTGTAGAAGTATCTGCTAAGTTAGACTGTATTAAAAACTTTTGGTCTACATCTGAAGAATCTACGGTGTAAGAATAAGATACTGAAGTGCCTTCATAAATTTTTACATTTTCAAATTTATAAACACCATCAGTAGGTGTTGTTGTAATATCTTCATTTGTTATAAAATTATATTGAATGTCTCCTATTGTAGTAGAAAATGATGTTCCTTTTACCATAGTGATAGAGGCAACAGTTGTAGCAACATTATTTACAGTTATATCAATTGTCGCCATAGGAGATGTTACTGATGTAGGAGTATATCCCAATTGTTTGGCTAATGAAATAACATTTTTACGAATATCTGCACTATCTAAATATAATTCGTTTGATAACATATTAGCATTGTATGCTAAATAATGTGTATTGTATGCCAGTAAGTCTAATAATACCGACATGCCTGAACCTTCAAAGTCATAGTCTGAAAATTCTGCTTGATTTTGTAAGAATGTTTTTAGATTACTTCTTATACCGTCATAATCTAATTCAGAAACATCTAGTCTATTACTGATTGCATTTGCCATTTTATCTTAATCTCTCTAAAAATGTGTCTACTACCACAGGTTCTTGTGTACCCACAATTATAAAATGAATACTAGTGCTATAAGCATTTCTATCTCGTTCTGACCTAACTTTTATATCAGTTAAAGATATTCTAGGTTCATATTCATTTAATATTTCCGCAATTTTTAATTGCATAAAGTGTGCTGTTAATTCAGTCATAGGCTCAAATAATAAACCTCTTATACCTGAACCAATCTCTGGCCTAAATGGTCTTTCATAATTATTTGTGTTAATTAAATTTCTAACACTTCTTTTAATAGCTTCAGCGTCTGTAAGTTTATTTACATCTTTAGTTACTGAATTTAAACCAAAGTCTAAATCCAAGTCTCTAAAAGTCCTGCTAGTTCTATTTGATTCGTTAGTGTTTGTAGCGTCCCATTTTGGCATAACGCTAACTATTTATACAGATTACGCTGTCCTTTTCCACATATAGACAACAATATATGGTTGAACATTGTTATGAGCAGAGCCGCCACCTGTAAAACTTGTGTTACAAGGATTTCCTATACCTGTACCAAAGTTTTGAACAAACTCTTGGTTACCGGCTGCACCACCAAATCCTGCTGATGAATCGTTAGAACCTACTTGATGTCTATGAGAAGGTATTTGAGATTCTGTAAGTGTGTGTGTTTTAGAACCACCTGTTTCTTCTGCTGTGTCAAAGTCTGTATCTGAAGAATCAATACCTATAAGAACACGACCCTCACCAAAGGCAGCCCATGTGCCAAATCCTAAAAGTGTTCCTGGATTTGTTGCATTAGTAGCGTTCATATAAATTGAACCTACAGGATATGCATTTGCAATTGTAGCAGTTACACCTGTTAATGTTGTAAATGAAACTTGACCAGCACCATTTGTAGACATGACTTGTCCACTATCACCATCAGTTGTAGGCATTATATATGAACCATCACCACCTAAATGAGTTAGGTTAGCATCCATTTCATCATGTGTTAATGCACTTCCTTTTTGTCCTCTTTTAGTTAATGCCATTAATTATTCTCCTATCAAGGCATTGACTTCTGCCTCTGTTAATCCTAAGTCTTTTAGTTTTTGTCTGCCATTTGCTTTGTCTGTTTCTTTTTGTGCTAAATTATCTAGATAAGCTTGGTCAGCTGCTTTTTCTTCATCTGTTCTAAAATCAAATGTTTCAGATGTTCCATCAGAATTTATCTTGTTATGGTTATTGTCTAATGCATTTTGCCATTGTTCTTCTGTAATTTGTATTTTTGGCTCAGGTATTACACTATGAATTTCATTATCATAGAATCCTAAGAGTTTGTTATTTTCATCTATGTGTGCATATTTCACGATATAAATCCTGTTGCTATATAATATAAATTTTCCATAGCACCTTGTGGAACAAACTTAAATTGTGATGTAGTTGTATCTGTGTCATCATTGTATATATGACCATCTGCTGCTACGGATGGATTTGAAGGACTATCATTATCTGCTCCTGTAATGACTATAGAATAAACATATGTAAAGGTTACAGGAAATGTAACTGTTATTACTGTGTTACCTGTTCCTGTTACTCTACCCCATTGCATTGTATAACCACCATTAAATTTTGCATATCCATTAGCTGGTTTACTAGATGTAGGTAAACTTGAAGCAACAATGGGAGATACTCCTGTAAGTGAAGAACCATCAATCGCTGGTAATGCACCTGTTAAGTTCGCAGCCGGTATATTCCCGGTGCCAGTTATATTATTGTTATTAAGGTCTAAGTTACCACCAAGTTGAGGACTAGTGTCTTCTACAATATTTTCTAAGTAAGAACCCAAATCAGATATATTTGATTCTGTAATTGTTATGGTATTGGATGCACTATTGATTGTTTTATTTGTTAGTGTTTGAATTTTAGATGGTAAACCTAAAGTTGAGCCATCA